TTCGCCAGCAGGGACTTATCGATTATCGGTAAATCCATAATGAATTGCCAAAAAAGGCGGCACAACTACTCTTGAGTCGTGCCGCCGAATGAATTACTGTTGTGCGGATCGGGAACGAGTGTGTCGAACAGTCCGGGAACGCGAGGCCTCAACGCCTCGAACTCCTCGCGGAAAAACTCTTCCTTGGTTCGACCCATCTTCTTTCCTTTCCGAGTGTGTATGTCGTATGTGTACGGTGGAATGGGTATCGGATACCTCCTGACGTCCTCTATCCACCGCTCGACGTCCACGGCCCTTCGGTCGTAGACGAGGTTCTGTAGATGATCCGCGTCGCGGCTTTTGCGACACTCGCACAAGAGAAGCACCGCCTTGCTGACGAAGATTCGCCCCTTCGGCTCGTTCTTATTCTTGTTGACAAGCTCGCTTCCCTGCCACAACGCCTCTATCTCATGCGTTATCAGTCCGTAGCAGTCCTCAGCGCTGATGGTGAAGAGCCGCTTCCAAACGTAGTCCCGGTACCCGCTGCTCCAAAGCTCAAGGGCGAAGAAACCTGCAACCCATGCATCGGCGCGTCTTATCGCCTTCTGCATCGCGGAACTGGCCTCGAAAAAGTCATAACCGCTAATCGTCCGTATTACCATAACCTTCTGTTTTTAATTTGTTTACAACTGTAAGTTAGGCATTGACGACGGAATTTACAATCAGATTAAACGCCAAAATTAACACCATTTTATCGTCGTCACACCCTCCTCGCAGCCGCTCAGAATTTGAACTTGCAGGAGATGTTATACTCGACAAGCTGTTTTGTCTTGTCCTTGCCGTTGTGGGTCTCGCCCTTGAGATTGATGCTGTCACCGAAATGCTTCTTGATGAGGAGTATCGACCGCCTTTCTTCCTCCTGATTGCGGATGGCGGACAGTCCGCCGGCATTGACGAACGTCGCCTTCTGCGCGAAGTTGTATCTCAGGTCGGTCAGCACCCTGCGCTCCTTGTACTTCATGTAGCAGCTTATCCAAAAGTCCTCTTTCAGCTTCAGCTCCTCGTTCCACCAAACATTCTTGTTGTAGCGGACACCGTAGGAGCATCCCGTTATCATCTTCGAGAGCGAGTAGTACTGGCTCTCTTCATACATCACCGGGGATATTCGGGAGGTGAAGCCGAACACATGGACGTCCAACATGCACGCCAAATCGTATAGCGAGTTGATGATGCCGGTTATCCGTTCGGGGTCGCGGACAACGCCGCTCTCTCCCTTTTCGCAAAAGAGTGTCTTGACAACATGCACGTCGTCGTCGAGCATGAACAGCTCCCCGAAGTGTTTGGCCATCCAATTCCGCTTGGGGATGAGGCCCACCACATCGTCGGGATGCGTCACTATCTCGCAGTCGGGATTATACGCGCGGTACAAGTCCGCCTGACTCTCGGCTACGCAGATAATCGGGTCGAGGACGAGTTTCTTGGCAAACACGCGGTCATGCCGCTTGTGCGACGGTATCACTATCGGCAGGCTCATTTCTTTTCGCCCTCCAGCGCGATACGCACGTCCTTGACGTCGATAACGTTACTCTTGCCGACCTTGCCGGTCTTGTACGACCGCATATGCTGCATGTTCAGCCGCTCGCGGAGCCAATTGCTGTCAACCTCGTTGCTCGACTGTATGACGAATAGCTCGTGCTTCTCGTCAAACTTCGGAATCAGAGGATAGACGGCAACATCGTCGGTAATGGCGTCGAAGCGCTCCTTGAACTCGTCCTTCGGCTTTTCGATTTCGAACTCATAGCCCCATCCGGCCAACTCGTCTTTGTCCCACTCGTTGTCGATGACGTCCATGTCGTTCTCGCCGAAGTTGAGGTTGTCCTTGGCCGCGTACTTGCGCAGGTCTTTGGGGTCGGTTCCCTCAGGCAGCACCTTGCACGGAAGCTCCTGATAGCCGAGCTCCCGACAGGCTCGCAGTCGCAGATTGCCGCAGACCACCACATAACGGTCGCCGAACGGTACAACTATCAGCTCTCTCAATTCAAGCATTTCGGGAGCATCGATGATGCTCTTCTTCATCGCCTCAAAGCGATAATCCCGAAAGAACCGGGGATTCTTCGGGAGTCCTTGGAGTTGCCCTTTGTTGTAATCCAACAGGGCAACGGATAAGATTGTAATTTCTGTCATTGCTGTTACTTCATCACTGAACTTCATCACTAAGTCATTGACCAAACTACAAGGTCTTACGTCTGTCGTCTTCAAACTTATCCTTGATAAGCTGCTCTATGTTTCTGCACCCAATGCGCTGAAGATAGGTTATCGTGGCTATAATAACGCCAGCCGCCTCTTCCTCCCGCTCGCTCCATTCAGGTATGTCGGCACTCTTGTACTTGGAGGCATCGACGAGCGACCTCCAATTGCGTGAAATGTCGTACAGTGATACGGTCGGAGAGGACAATGGGGTAATCCTGCCGCTGACAATAGCTATATTCTCGCACTTCTTTGCAATCTTGTTGAGCGTAATTGCCATTGGTTAAGATTCTTGGTTTGTAATGACTGTTTAAACTCGCGATTGTATGTCATAATCAGGGAGGAGGTCTTTCGTTGTCCATAGGACGATGATTAGAGGTTGGACTTGTCGTCACCGTATTGCGCGATGACGGCGATAATACTCACGATCAGTATCAGGATGCCGATTGCCACCGGTCCCCACAATGGGAATGTCACCCACCACCAAGACAGTGATTCGGCTACCGTCAACTTGAAAAAAAGCAAGACTATTGACAGGGCGAATGCGATGCAGACGCCGTCGGTCAAAGAATTGGGCTTCTTCATAATCTTTCAGGAATTAGCAGGGCGGCTCGGAGCTGAGGTTCCTTGCCGCCCTTGGTTATTGGTTGTTTATCTGTGTATGTGTCATTCGTTTAATACAACTCTGTACCCTGCCGCCACAATCTTCGGCAGGATGTGGTCAAGCTCCGAGGACGAGAAGGAGAAAGCGTCTACATCGTTGCCGCGCTCCTTAACCGTCCCGACCGTCATGCCGAGTACGATGCCGAGTGTGGCAGCATCCTGACGGAATGTTTTGTACGCATCGCCCACTCGGACAAGAGGTATCGTATCGGGCATTTTCTTCTTCATCTCATCGTACTTCTCCAGCTTCGAAGCATTCAGCGCTTTTAAATCACCCGAATTACCCTCTATTTTGCGCTCTGTTGGCTTCTTGGTACCGTCCGCGTTAAAACCCTTGGCTTCGAGTTTTGCGACGATTCTAGCCGCATTTTTGGCGTTCTTCTGTTCAGCCTTGTCGATGCTTGCCGCGTATTCGGTCGGACACCACTTTTTTCCGAGCTTCTCCATGTAGTCCCGAAGCTGCCATTTAGCCTCAACTCCGCCCGACTTGATTTGCGAGCGCACCCATTCGCGTACGATGCGCGGCTTCTCTTCGGGATAGTCGACGAAGTACTGACCGAGCTTGCGGTCATTGACGTACTGTCTGACATTCGCCTGACGTTGCAGGTCGTAGCTGTGACTGAGCATGAGCAGAAGCACCACCTCCATCTCCATCTCGTCGATGGGCGAGTTGTCGAACACCGATTTCTCGGCTATGGCGTCAAAGGCGGCCACTCTGACGGCGCTGTCACAGTTTCTCTTCACCGTCTCGAGCTCTTCGACAAGTCGGGTCACTTCAATCGGCACGCCGTCCTCGTTGCAGTTGATGCTGTTGGAGCCCTTGCGGACGTTGAAGTAGGTTACATCGAAGCGTGGATAGCTGAAGTCGAACAGCGTGATGACCGGATAAACCTCGCCCAATTTAATTTTGGCTTGAAGCCGCTCGTCATCGATGCCGTAATAGCTGACCCCGTTGAATATGCCTACGTCGCTGATGTGCTCGTAACCTCTCGCGTCGCATATCGCCTCGAGGTTTTCTATCATCTTCTTCGCGTCGGGGTCGCGCTCCTGATAGCGGTTGATGCAGATGACGCATTTCCCCTTGGCGTACGGCTCTCCTTTGCGGACTATCGTATCATCATGCTTCTTGAGCATGTCCTTGATGTACTGAAAGACTTTCTCCAGATACTTATCGCGGTTGGTGCACTTGGCGGATGAGGTTTTCTTCATCTCCCAAAACAGACAGCCGTGGTTGTCGGTGTTGTGGATGCACTCCGAGCACTTCACTCCGCATCCGCCCGAATAGTCGGGGACGGCATCCGTCTTGCTCTTCACCCACGGAGCGTTGTCGAGTTGGAGGAAGATGTTTTGCAGATACGTCTCGACGCTCGATCGGGAGAATCCCGAATAGCTCTGCGAATGCGTGTTGAAGAAGTGACGCTGCTTGTCCTCGTCAATCTTGCACAGAAGCATCGCGCTCGTGATGGGCATCCGGTCCTCCTTGACCTCGAGAAGAAGTTCGGGGATGAGGCTGTTCAGCTTGATGCGGTCGGTTACGAATCTGACCGACTTGCCGAAGCGAAGGGCGATGTCCTCAACCTTCTTGCCTTTCCTGACGAGCTGATTGAAGGCAAACGCCTCCTCGATCGGGTCGACGTCCTTGCGTTGCAGGTTCTCGGTTATCATCGCGTCAAAGGCGTCGTCGTCGTTCATCTCACGGACGTTGCACTCGATGAAGCCGAACTTCACCGGGTCTTTCGCCTCGAGGAGCTTCACGGCGCGGTATCGACGCTCACCGCAGACAACCTCGTACTTGTCGGCTTCCGCGGTCGGTCGCACCAAGACGGGCTGTAACAGCCCCTGCTTTTCGATGCTCTCTGACAGTTCCGAGAGGGCTTCCTCGTCGAATGTCTTTCGGGGGTTCATCGGTGAGGGCTTCACCGATGAGAGGGGGATTCTTTCTATTGCCATTGTTAATGTAATTTATTGGGTTGACTTATAGTTTGTTATACAGTAAAGATAGTCGTTGGCGGCGAGAATGTAAAACGGAAACTTCACCATTTGCGTCACCATTTTTCATCGGTAGGACTCGTTTTGGAATACTACGGAAGTCATCATCTCGCGCAGTCGGTCGTAGACGCGCTCGCCGTACTTGCTCCTCAGGGCGTCGGTTTCAAGGTTGGTGGTTACGATTGTGAACCGTCTCTGAGCGTACCGCTCGCAAAGCAGATCCACAACAGGCGTATGCGGCTGGCCGTAGACCAACACCTCTTTCGCCTCCTCTCCGAGGTCGTCGAGTATCAGCATCTCGCATCGGCATAAGTCGTCGTACTCGTTGATGTTGCGCACGAAGCAGTCGCAGACTTTCTTGGCCGACACGAAGCGGAACTTCTTGCGGTTCGAGTAGCCCAACTCCTTTTCGGTGACGTAGCCTATCAGCCAGCTCACCGCCTGTGCGAGCGACGTCTTGCCGTTGCCGCACAGTCCGCACAGCAGCAGACCGGGAGTGCCGTTCGGGTCTATCAGCCATCGGGCCGTCTGCTGTATGTGCTCCCGCGTGTCGTCGTCAAGGATGTAGGTGTTGCCGCGATTCTCGACAACGGCTTTCATGGATGAGTAGATTCCGTTGCAGGCGTCGCGTTCGGGAATCTCGAGGCTAAAGCGTTCCATTGAAATCTTTGCGGCTCTTAGCTGTCGGCTCAGTTCCTCTGCGTTCTGAAAATTTATTGTCTGATTGGATAGTTGCATGGCTGTATTGTTTTTGGCGGCCCTCGTCGTCGAGAATCCAAAGATTGGCTCGGCTTTCCCATCGCTCGATGCGCCGGTTGTTTGACGCCATCCATCCGACCGAAGAGAAGTGGTCGAAGAAGCGTTGGGCCGAGCCCTGCCAATCGGCAAGTCGGCCGGCCGACTGCCGCTCGAAATAAGCGGTCACTTCTTCAATCGTCGGGGGCGGTGAAGGCGGTGTTTTTTGTGCTTTCGGTTTGCGTGTTCTTTTCTCGTCCTCGGCGAACAAACTCGGTTCTTTCGTTCGCGCGTTTTTTTGCGTACTCCTACTACTCTTACTATATAATTTATTATCTATACTATATATAGTAGGTGTACACATTTTTTCGTCACCGTAGTAGGGGACGTTGTGGGGGATTATTTCCCCTTCTACGTCCCCCTCTAATTCTTTGTGGGGGAGCTTGTGGGGGATTTGTTCCCCCTCTAACTTCCCTGCTACGACTGCTTTTTCTTTGTAGGGGACGTTGTAGGGGACGTTGTGGGGGATTTGTTCCCCCTCTAATTCTTTGTGGGGGAGCTTGTGGGGGAGCTTGTGGGGGATTTCCTCCCCCTCTAATTTTGTCTCAGACTCGTCGGCTTCCATAATTTCTCGAGTTATTTCAGCCATTTTCTTCTCCTCGGCACCGACAATTTTGTAGCTTGATGAGGTTCGTCCACGTCCCTTTTCAAACTCTATCAGTCCTACTTCCACGAGCTTGTTTCGAGCCTCAACAACAGTCTTTTTATCGATACGTAGTGAGTCGGCAAGAGTGAGTGTTTTAAGCCGGAAAGGATTAAGTCCCATCTTGCTGTGCCAAACATTCAGCAGGTAGAAATACAAGTATGAGTCGAATGGTGAAATGTTTTCTCCTATCACAAACAACTTCCAAAACTTATTCAATAATTCAACGTAGGTCATCGGTAAAGGGGGTATTTAGAGAGTGCTTGTCTGATGTGATGGGCGGCGTCTGCACGAAGATAGACGCATACCGCGGTGATAAACTCAAGCAGACCGTGGCACACTACATAGGTGCTGCCGTGCGATTCAACCAGCTCCTGCCACTGTTTCTGCTCCTTGCTCTGCGTGCCCGCTGACGAGCGCTCTCTCTTCGGCACCTTCATCTCGATGCACAATGCGCTCCTGCCTTGCGACGGATACAACAGTATCAGGTCGGCTACGCCTTTTACCTGACCCTCGTATACCATTATCGCTCCCGACCTGCCGCCACGCCATCCGCCGTTGGGCACAGAGAATAGCAGACTCGCCACGGCAGGAAAGGTCATCCGAAACCACATCACGCACGTGTGCTGTATCTTCGATTCCGTATAGCCCTTCTCGATTTCCTTTAATTCTTCAGCTGTCATTTACTTTAATCATAACGTTTACAACTTGTCTTTACCATACCGGGGGCGTCTCTTACAGTCGCTCCTTAAACAGATTCATGGTGATGTTTACTATGTCCTCTTCTATCTGTGTAGTCGTGCCCGTCACCTCGTCGGCTATCCCCTTCTTCGACTGTATCACGTTGTACATGTAATTGTCGATTGTCTTGTCACCGAGGAAGTAGTAACAGTTCACGTTGTTCTTCTGACCGTTGCGGTGGGCTCTGTCTTCGGCTTGTTCGCAGTCGGAGTACGTCCAAGGGAACTCGATGAAGCCCACGCGCGATGCGGCCGTCAGCGTCAAGCCGGTACCGCCCGAGCGGTAGTTGAGGATGATGAGCTTGCAGTCGGGGTCGTTCTGAAAGCGGTCCACAGAGCTTTGCTTCTGCTGCGCGTTGTCGCTTCCGGTAACTGTTACCGCATCGGGAAACTCCAGCTTCAAAGCGTCCACAACCTCTTTCAGGAAGGCGAACAGTATCAGCTTCTCGCCTCCGTCTATCACGTCGTGTACGAACTCGCTTACGGCTTTGATTTTGCCCCTCGCGGATATTGCCTTGAGGATACCCATCTTCACCATTATCTCGCCGCGCATCGTACGAGCAATCTTTTCGTCGTCCGCATTCTTGTACGTCCTGAGATACGACAAGACGTCGCGCTCGGCGGCTTCGTACTCTTTTCTGTTGGTGATGTCGCAGGTGATGTACTGCCTCGTCTTGTCGGGCAACTGAGTGAGCACCTTCTGTTTCTCACGCCTGAAAAAGCAGTTGCGCCAAAGGCGGTAGTTAAGCTCTCTCAAGTTGCTCGACTGTTTCGGGCCGTCACAATAGCGGTCCATGAACCGCAGATAACCGCCGAAGTCGTCGAGCCGTCCGAGTATCTTCAACTGCTGTATCAGGTCGACGTTGTTGTTGACAACAGGCGTGCCGGTCAGTTCGAGCACCCACCGCTTTCCCTTACAGATGCCCTCAACGAATTTCGACTGCTGCGTCTTGCTCGACTTGCATTTGTGGCTCTCGTCGATGATGACCGACTTGAAGAGTTTGATTCGCTCGTCGAATTTGATGGAGCGCATCGTCAGGCGCCCCGTCTTAACGTCCTCTACGAAGTACTTCTTAAGGCTCTCGTAGTTGGTGATGAACACCGGGGCCAGCGGCTCGTCGTCGGGTTTCTTCAGCTCGTAGAAGCGCTGCCACGTATCCTTGTTGCGGTCGTCGAGTATCATTGCCTCAACGCCCGCAAACTTCTTGAACTCGCGCTGCCAATTAATCTTCAACGATGCGGGACACACAACCAACACCGGATAGGTGTCGCCGTATCTGTCGGCTTCCTTGTGCGCCTTGACGACCGTACAGATGGCTTGGAGCGTCTTGCCCAAGCCCGGTTGGTCGCCGAAGATGCATCGCTTGGTGTCGAGCGCGTAACGCACCCCCTCGAGCTGATACGGATAAGGGTTGAGCAACATGTAGTGCTCACCCTCGAAAGGCTCCATGGGCGGTATCTCGAACACGTCGTCATGCTCCTCCTTGGTGGTTGAGATTGATGAGGCGTACCGTTGTTTTACCGCCCATTCGGCAAAGGTTCTCACGTACCATTCGGCATTGCGTCCGTCAGGGTACTGTGCGCTCTCTTTCGTCACCACCCAAACGCGGTCTTGCGGGTCCCATCGAGGAGGCTCGGGGACTCTCTTGATGACCTCGACCAGCTTCGGATGGTACTCGAATGCCACGCGGAAAAAGCCGGGCGTCTCGGTGATGTAGATTGGTTTCATCAGACGGCGGATTCAATTTCGGTTACACACACCTGAACCGTCGGCTTCGGTGCGGCAAACGGATCCTCGTCGGCAGGGAACTCTATCTCCTGCTGTACGACGCCCCATTTGCGCTGTGATACGTACAACTCAACCTCGTAGAAGAACTCTTCAACGGCTTCGGTAAAGTCGTTGAGAGCCCACCAATCGTTGTCTATTGTCGGCACGGCGTAGGTGTTGATGTTGAGTACCTTCTGCGTTTGCAGGTAGCGTTTGCCGATAAGCATCACGCTCGGTGTGTTCTCCTCACCGCATCGGTTGGCGCCGGCTACCTCGAGCGAGGACAAGAGGTCTCGGTTTCCCATGCTGTCGATGTTCTCCCAATCAATGCTGTCGGCTTCCTTCTGTTCGGTCAGCTCGGCGAAGTACGGCACGAGTCTTTTCAACGCCTCGATGAGGTCTTTGTGCGCGATGTTCTTGCCTTTGATGCTCACCTCGCCGACCTCCATCTCGTAAAACGTCACGTCCACGCAACCGCACTTCGTCAGTTTCGCTTTCTTGATTTCCATAATTTACAATTGTTATCTGTGTCTGAACTCATTCACAAAATCGCGATAGTTGCGGTCCTCGGGTAGCGGAAGCATGATGCCGAACTCCACAGCCGCATCCACTTTCACCTTCTCCAAGAAGTTGGTGAATTGCAGAGTGTTCATCGTCGAGGTGTTGCCCACGACGTCAACCCACCGTCCGTTCATGACTATCTGTCGGGTCAGGAACTTTCGCTTGTAGTAGTCGTGGAAGTCCTCTTTGGGTTGTCCGGTCTCCTGCTCCATGCAGGTGTACCACATCCACATCAGCGCGTTCTGCGGTATCGTGCGCGGTTCGGTCTTGCGCACAATCTTCACGGTGTATTCTCCGTTTCGGAGCAGCGAGCACATATAGTCAAACGACTTGTCCATGCTCACCGCTCCGTCGCGTTTCGTCAGGCTGGCCTCCATCATCGACCGTACTGTTGCGGGCCGCCCTGCGGGGGGAATCCCTGATTCGGATACTGTTGAGGTCTGCCGAATGCCTGCGGTTGAGGTTGAGGATATGCCGGTTGCTGAGGCGGATAGGCCTGCGGCTGTTGCTGTGGCGGATAAGCCGCAGGCTGCTGAGGCGCGTACGGCTGAGGTTGCGGCTGTTGCATGGCAGGTGTGATGCCGAGCCCTCGCAGGGAGGTGAAGTAACGACCGTTGTATTCGCGACCGTTGACAGCCGCCTCGATGCTCACTCGCTGACCGGGCATGAACTGGTCGAGCAATGCCATGCGCTCGTTGGCGAACTCGATGGCTACTACGTTTGCGTGAAGAACATTCTCGCGGTCGGTCCATGAATCGTCGATGACTACCTCACGCTTGCTGAATGTGTTGCTCACGCTGACTACCGGGGTGATGTTGAGGATTACGCCCTCTGCTGTTAACTTTATCATTCTTCCTTGAGTTTAATGGTGAAACCACCTTTCTTATACGATGTCTTGAGATACTTTTGATACACTTCGGGCATATCGGCTTGGAGAGCCTTGCTGTCGAATGTGGTTGTCTGACTGTCTTTGGCGATGGTGGCTTTGAAAAAGCCGCAGTCGAAGCTCTTCACCTCGTGCACCTCCATTGCCTTGCGTATCGCCTCCTTCGCCTCCTTCATGCTTTTCTCCAACTCGTTGTACTGCTTCAACAGGCCGGTGACATATTTAACGACGTCCATGGAGACGACACTCTCGGTTTTCACCTGACTTACCTTTACATAGATTGGCATCAGGCTCCCTGCATCGGGATGAGAGTAGTGCGCCTTGCCGTTTTCGTCGAACCAATAGGTCGTCAGAAGCAGGTTCCACACCTGATCCGACGGCTTTCTGTCGATGACCCAAAAGTTTGCCTCGTCCTCACGCAGATGGTTGCATGCCAAGCCCTCGACTTTAAGCCCGGGGTTCTCGGCTTCGAACAGCTCGGCGTAGATGGAGAGCTGCCACGACAGGTACTCTTTCAGAGCGTCGACGCCCGAATCAAACCAGCCGTCGTGAAAGTAACCGCAGGTCGGATAGTACGAGAGGTTGTTGGACTTTGTATCAACGAGCCAAATACCTTTCGTCTCGTCGTTCTGCCAAACGTTGTCAATCTGACTCGCCCACTTGTTGTTGTCGCTGACGGTAAGCTCGTTGGCCAGCGGCGTGAAGCCCTGACGGTGACGGATGTAGTTGGCCAGCTCGCGGCTCACATCCCATGTCAGGTCCTCAAATTTCTCCGTGCCTTTCGAACGGCTCCCGAATCGGGTGTTGACAACCTGAGTGTCCTGCGCGATGCCGAGCTTGTCATACGTCTCGATGGCGTGATGAATGGCTGTACCGCGGCTCCCTGCTTTCGGGATGATGTATTCTCGCGTGTAGTCGCTCGCATCGGGATAGACACCCAATCCAAGGATGGAGTGTATCAGACCCGTAATGCCGAGCAGTCTCTTGTCCTCGAGCCGGTAGGTATGCGCTTCCTCGTCAAACACTACCGGCGACTTCTTTAATTCAATCATTACTTATTGGGGGATTGTTGAGTTTGTGACTGTTGTTCCTTGGCTCTGAGCTCGCCCATCTTATCGCTGATGGCCTTGTAGAATGCTGTGCCGTTCTGACACAATGCCGGGGCTTCGTTGGCCCACTTGTTCCAACACTGCGCAGCCTGTGCGGTGCTTGTCAGGGACGCCACCTCTGCAAGAGCCTGAGCAAGTCTTGCATCGTTTTGCGGCTGTTGAGGAGCGGCGTGCGCACCTGCGATGTTACCGCTCTTCTTGTCGGTGTCGGTGGCCGAGTTGCCGTCGTCGTCGGTGTCGGCTGCGATGCCGAGGATGGCGCAGATGGCATAGCGTTTGGTGTAGGTGATTGCCGAGCCTCTATCCTGCTGACTCTTGTATGTGCCGATTGCACACACACTCTTGAACCACTGACCGGATTTGTGTGAGAGCAGCGTCACGAGTTCGTCGCCGACGATGAGCTGTGCAACGCTCATTCCGTTCTTAGCGAGGATTGGCTGAGCCGCCTTCAGCACGCCCGAGAGGTCAACGTAGCGAGATTTGAAGTACGGATTTGTCTTGTTCAGGGACGGTTGTTCCACTTCGCCTTGGAAGGCGGAAAGAGCGGCAGTGATTTGGTCAATGCTTTCGCTCATGAATGTCGTTTTCTCTTCCATTTTTAAATAGATTTATTGGTTTGACTATGTTATATCAGTGTTTCTGATATACAGTTAAATTAGTCATTATTAGCGATTTGCAGAAAGAAATCAGCCGCCATTTTTACGCCTTAACTCTTACTGACTTTTTTCATCTCTACAGCGCAATCATGGATTGCATCTATTAAATGAATCACGTCGTCGGAGTGTTGTTGCATTGCTACCGTCAATTCTTCTGTCAATCTTTTCATCTTCTCATAGATGACAGCTTCGGATGAAGTGTCAAGACAATCCGCATTATTCATTGGCAAGGATTTTATCAGCCGCCTCATGAGCAGCCTCGATAAAGGCGACCAAGTCTTCGCTGTGAATAAATATCTTTTGTCTTTTCTTGTTGCCGGGACTGCGGTCCGTCGGCACCTCCGTAATGGAGAGATATTCGCTACCGTTTCTGTCGGAGCAAATATCAAAGTAGTACAGCCGCGTTCCCGCGCTGACTCTCTTGCTGAATGTTGTATTAGCCATTGGATGATGATGTGATAGTGTTATGTGCGGAGCGGGCGGAATCGAACCGCCGCAGACTGACTCTTTCATACTGTTTCCCTTCATTAATGACGCCATTCACGGAGTCTGAGCCGTCTGCTGCCATACGCCCCAATTCGGAGCGGAGTGTAACGCCTCCGCTCCTGATTTTTCAACAAATACAAATTACTTCATTTGATGCATTACCTTCTCAGGCTTTTACATGGCATCAAACACACCTTACTTACCCTCACGGGCTGATTGCACTAAATGACATTACTTCGCGGAACGGTCGGAGTCGAACCGACGCAGGCTGACCGGGTTTGCATTTTAAGAATCACGACTTGGTTGTTATTGGTTGTCGGTCGTCTGCCTCTCCCTGCGCTCCATTGTGCCCGGATAACCCGCCGGGCGTCGGGGCTTAAAACATAATCGTTAACAGCTGCGCCTTACCTTCACAGGCAGTTCGTGGCGCATGATACATCCTTATCTGAAAAACAATAACTTAGTTGACCCTCACGGGCTATTTCTATGAAATCCGAAAAGTTATACCTCTTTGTCATCGCACAAGGCTTCGAAGTAATCCATCATCCATTTCGGGAGGATGGACGGTGCAAATCGCACCACAGCCCATGCATATACAAAACCGATTACGTTCAGGTACGGTCTTGTCGGGTCATTGTTGAATATCAACAATGCAGGTATTGCCAACATGCCGGCTACGACATGTGCAATGATTTTTTTCTTTGTACTCATCTTTCGCGTTCATTAATGGGTTTGACTTTTTTTCTCATGTTCTTGCAGTGCCGCAACACCTGAGCGGCGTTGCAGTACCATTTGCCGTTCTGAGAATTGGACGGTTTCTCCGCTTGTATGGCTCCCGATGCGATGAGGTCTTCCAACTTCTTCACCCCACCGACAATCTTGGCCGCCTTATCCTTGCAGAAATGTTCCTTTTCCATTATCAGAAGGATGTTCTCCAACATTATATCGGAGGGGTTCACGTAAGTTACAAGACTCTTTCCCATAGGCTATGACATTCTTGTAACATCAACTCGCTTGTCTTCTCTATTCACCTTAATCTCCCAATCGGCACCGTCGGCAATGTCGCTTACCAATGTCGTGAGTTTGGCGTTTCGGAGACTGTTATATTGCGTCAGGGGGAAATGTTCGACCGCCCCCTTTTTCATCGCTCGTAACGTATCGGCAACCGGTCTGTGCTCTGTCATAATTTTTGAATTTGTCATCTTTAAACATTTAGAGTGGGAATGGTAGCAGGACTCGAACCTGCGCCTACGTCTTTCATGTTTTAGAGTCGCTCTACCTGCTGAGCTATACCATTCGCGTGTATGTGGTTTGGAGGTTGATTTATCGAGGTGTGATGTTCAACCTCGGTGCCGAATTGCTTCGGCGTAAGTGGTTTTTTAGTTACTCAGTCCATTTGACACGAGTGGACACGTCTCATCTCGCTCCCATTTGTCGGCATAGGCAAGGGAGTTATTCCTATCGTACCTCGTCCCGATGGATACCGGCTTTTGGCGGTCAAGTGCGTCTGACGGCTACTTCGCCCTCTCTGTTTTGACGAGGATACTCATCGCCGCATCAGGGACGCGGCGGTATTTGATGTCAAGATGTCAAAGAACTGATTGATACCAGACCCTCACGGGCTTCTTTGAGGAGGGTGAAGCAGGATTCGAACCTGCGCTGTCGGTTTTCCCGAACACCGCCTTTGGGGGATTGGCGACGTCACCTCGGCCACTTGGTTGTATTCACCCTGAGCCGACGCTTCGGCTCGCTTATCTGATTTTTGGATTCAAGAGGTCAGCAGATAACTCTCAGCAGGATGCCGAAAGCTTTTACCTGTTCTTTCAGGTCGTCCAACTTCTGTGAGGTCGAGTACCACATATCGCGGTAGTTGTCTCGTTCCTTGGCTGTGGCTTGCAGGAGCAGGTTCTTCTCTTCGAGTTTCTTTTTCAGTTCCTGAACTTCATCCTGAAATTTGTAGACCTCGCATTTAAGCTGTTCGTCCTCGATGAAGGAGCAAACATTGTCGAAGCTCTCTGCATCATAGAATGTGACGTCAGCAGTAAGCGATTCCGGTGTGAATGAGAATGTGGCGCTCAAAGATGCGCCCAAAAGAAATGATGCAAATTTCTTGTAGTCTTCATAGCTTTTGAAGATGTAGCTGTTAGCGGTAAACTGTTCCATAGACTTGTGTTTGATTAGAATTAATTTTTGGTCATCATTTTGCTTTTGTCTTCAATCTAATTATTAGATTTGTAGTGTTTGATGATGATGATGCAAATATAATCTCAAATGAGATTAAATGCAATCTCAAATGAGATAAATTACTTCAATTAGGATTTTTTAATATTATGGTATCACGAATCAGGGATTTAATATCACAGTTGGAAATATCAGACACCGCATTTGCAAAGAAATGCGGTGTAAAACAAAACACATTCAGTAATCAGTTAAGCAAATTACGCGAAGTATCGCTGACTACGATTATTGGTATTCTAAACGCATATCCGGATGTTTCAGCGGAATGGTTGTTGAGAGGTAAAGGAGAAATGTTCTTGACAGACTCAAAGGACATTAATCAAGAGTCATCCAAATTGATGAAGTTGGTCGATACAATTTCCATTCTGCAAGAAGTGATTAACAACAAGACAGACATGATAGCATCGCTGACTGCCAAACTCAAAAAGTACGAGGATAAATAGTTTAATATGGATTTACACGAGAGAATACAAGAGATTCTTGAATACAGTAAACTATCAGATAGAGCTTTTGCTTTGAAATGTGGACTTAAACAAATCACATTCAGTGCTCAAATTAGGAAGAAGCGTTCAATCAGTATTGATACTGTTCAAGCGGTCTGCACGCAATTCCCGGAATTTTCAAGGGATTGGGTCTTATTGGGCGAAGGGAAACCTTTTAAATGCGAATCTGAGGGAAATGAAAGAATCGGCTGTCTATCGCAGGATATAAACTCCATACAAGATACTACTTCTCTGAGATGTAAAATACGACACATTATAACCTATTATAATATGTCGGAAAGACAATTCTCTATAAAGATTGGAGTAAACCCAACTGTGATAAACTCCATGTTCAAAAAAGAGAATGAGCCATCGGCAAAGGTGATTCAACTTATAGCCATTGCTTTCCCTGAAATTTCATTGGATTGGTTCATCAGAAACAAAGGTGATATGTTCGGGGGCAGCAACAAGGACATAGAACTGATTAAATCCTCGGCAGCAACATTGCAGGATGCTCTTGCCTCACTTACAAAACGGTTGAGTGAATGCGATGGCGAATGCCGGTGATTATACGACCACACTTAATCCTTATATAATATGAAAGCAAAAAAATTCTTCTCAGCACTTTTCATGACGCTGATGTTACTCGTGGCATCAGCGTGCGGTGGTGATGACGACGTGGACGATGGGCTCTACGATTGGAAAATCACCAAAACATATTACAGAGTTCAAGGGACGGATGCTAAATGCGAGAAAGTGGAAAACGAGTACCTCTACGACAAGTCGGAAGAGTATGTCAAGCTGGAGAAAATCAAGTTTGAATCCCACTCGACAAAGGACTACACGTATAAGTACGCGTACAAGAAACTGTAACGAAAAGCCCCCGACATTTCCGTTTTCTTGTCGGGGGCTTTAAGAATAAAACTGTAAGAAGTTGAATTACAGATAATTAGCTATTGTCTACAACAAAAGTAGATATTTAGGCATAATTTCCCAACATAAATAGCTAATTATCTGAACTTCAATAGCATTGATTAGTAATGATATTGAAAAAAGCGTCACTTTTGACACTTTTCTATTGTCGAAATCTTGTCGGAAATGCAAAAACATTTCCGTTTTCTTGTCGGAAAATTATGGCTACACTCACAGCAGTTATCGTGCCGGCAAAAGCCCTGAAGGGCGACCGTCACAAAATCAGAATTTCAGTTTCTCACAACGGAGAAACAAGATACATCGTTACATCAATTGTAATCGACTCGGCGAAGGAGTTCAGAAACGGTCAGGTCGTCAAACGTCCGGATGCCGCTATGTTGAATACAAAGATCCGCGCCGAGTTGCAAAAGTACCAACAGGCAGTCGACGAGATAAGTTACATCGAAGGACTCACATGTTCGGAGCTTGTATTCAATATCAAGAACGCAAAAACAACGAAGCATCGAACAATGGAATCAATCTTTCAAGAGTTCATCGAAACAGGCAGGTGCACGAAGAGCTCAAAAGAGATATACACTTACCAATGGAATGTTATTTCAAAATACCTGCCGGGGACATTCTTTGTCGACAACTTAACGCTGGCAACGATTAACAGTATAGAGTTAAGTCTCAAAACGCGCAACGTCAGCAAAACAATGATGTATAACTACATGAATTTACTAAGGATGCTCGTATCCTTTGCAATAAAAAACGGCTACGTACAGTATCGGCTGAATCCATTTGTCGGCTACACCATGCCGAAAAAGGAGGTGCGCGATGCGTGGCTGACAGTGGATGATGTAAAAGCGATACGCGATGTTGTAACACGCTCGAGAACCGTTGCCACCTGCCGTGACATGTTCATGCTGTCTTACTATCTAGGAGGAATAAACTTCGTCGATTTGTTGAAGATAAACTTCAACGAGCAGGCAAAGACGCTGCATTATGAACGACAGAAAACACAAAGGATAGCGAAAGTAAACAAGTACGTGGAGTTCGATATACCCGATGAGGCTAAGCCTATTATTAATAAGTATAAGAACCACGACGGATATATTCAGCTTCCAAAAGCTCAAAGTACTCTACCGACATCATATATGAACAATCATATGAATAAGTTGCAGCAGGAAGCGGGCATCAAGAAGCATCTCATCTACTACTCGGCCCGCAAGTCTTTCAGTCAGCACGCCTTCACGCTCGGTGTGTCAACAGGCGTCATTGACTACATCCTCGGACACTCGCTCGGTAAATCAGGCTCCACGCTCTATCATTATATCAGCGTTACGCCTGAAATGGCTACAAAAGCCATACGTCAAGTGTTGGATAATTTAAAGTAATATTATAATTTTGGGGCATTCAATAGTTCCTCGTCTTTCAGATGGGATAGAATTATTGGGTTTGACTTTGGCGAGGGGGTGGTTCCCCTCGCCTTTAAACTTTATACCCCTTATGATAGTATCACCTCTCCCTTCTCCCGACCCTTCAGACACCTTCGACGAGCAATACTGCGAGATGAAGTACCACCTCGACAAACTCCTCTCGCAAAGTCTCGTCAACTTCGACCTCAACATTCGAACCCTCTGCTCCCTCGAGCGTTCGGGCGTGCGCACCATGCGCGACCTCGTATCACACTCGCGCGAGGAGGTAATGGCCATGAGGCGCCTCGGCGTGGTCAGCGTCGCCGAGATTGATGCTCTGCTCGAGCGATACGGACTCCATTACGACTTCGTGCTCGAATAAAAAAGGGGTATCTCACGACACCCCTTAGTAAAGCAGCTCACATCATCATTTTCACCGCTGCTTCATATACGATTACCAACAACATCTGTTTAAGTTCAGCCACAAACAGAAAAAAGGCCTCGTCATCGCGACGCGGCCTTTTTTCCATTAAGAAATAATCAAAATAATACATTCGAAAACATCACAATTAAGAAAAACATGGGTTTAAAAATTCACTAACGAATAACTTATGCCGATGCCGATAAACGGCTGCGCCCCTTTCGGGGTGATTCCGCATCCGGCGCTTACACCTAAATTCCATCGGCTCGGTGATTTATATTTTGTGACAGTGACCACGTCGTGCCGCATCGCCAACTTCAGGCTGTCGAGCGATACGTCATAGCCGCTGACCCAAGCTGTATAAGCACTGTCCTGATACATCTTCTGCGTGACGGGTAATATCACGCTTACCGTATCTCGAACCGTGGCGCCGACCGTATCAACGGACACAGCCGGCAGTCGCACAGTTCGATAACACAACACAACACTGTCTTTAGGTATAGGCTGATAATACTTCACGGTGTCGACGTAAGTAACGGTGTCGCATACCGTCACCGTCTCTTTCGTCTGCATCCTCGTCCCGAGTCGGAACGTCCATATCAACAGTCCAACCTGCAAGGCTATCAACATTATCAAGAACAACAAGCTCTTGAATGACTCAATGCTGCTGCTTTTCATAAGTCGAAATATGTGAACCCTCCGTCCTCGAAAATGGCGTTGAGGCGTTTGA